CTACGTACCGAGAATGGTAGACAGTATGGTGTTAACATAAATAATGGTACGGCTGTTACTACATTGACACGTGCTACTAAAATAAAAATTACAGATCACAGTCTTGATGAAAGTGATGGATCAGGTCATTGCCCCGGTATAGGTACAGAAGTATATGCTGTTACAGCTAAGAGTAGCTACGGTTCATCAGAAAATATAACCAATGTAAAAAACAGTAGTGGCACTGTATTAACAGAAACATCTAATAAGAAGAACTTGACATTTCGTGTTACAGCACTAGGTCAACAAGGTGTAAGTCCCAACTACAGTGCTAGTCAAAACGGCCCCGGTGGTAATAACTACAGATGCAGTTATAATATAGAGTCTGTACTTCTACATGGTGGAGAAGGATGGGCTGTCGGTGATGTAGTTAGGATCATACCCGAACACGCATCTGAAGCTGATAGTTCTGACTCACAGGCATATATAGATGTAACTGTAACTGAAGTAGAAAGTACACAAGTAAATGCTACTATATCTTCTAACGGCGATGGCCTCATACGACCAGCTCCTACCCCATTTGCTGCTGATACAGCTGTTACTGCTGATACTATTATTGGTGGTATTATAGCAGACTTACCATCAGGTGTTACAGGCCAGCACATAGGTACAGGTATATACTTACATAGCACTAACCCGTTTAGTGTAGAAGTTGTTGAAGAAGACTTGATGCGATGCTTTCAGACTTCTGTTAACGACGTACAGAACTTACCTAATCAGTGTAAAAACGGTTATATTGTAAAGATTGCTAACTCTAGAATGTCAGATGAAGATGACTATTACCTTAGATTTGACGGTGCAAACAATAGAGATGGTAATGGATCTTGGTCTGAGTGTGCGAAAGGTGGCATAGCCAAGACACTTACTAACATGCCACTGGTTATACAGCGTACAGATACAACCACATTTACAGTTAGACAGTTTGATTATGCTGAACGAGGAGTCGGCGATGATATAACTAACCCGATGCCTTCTTTCGTAAATGCACGTATAAACAAAGTATTATTCTTTCGTAACAGATTAGCACTACTATCAGGAGAGAATGTTATAACATCACGACCGGGAACGTTAGGAGCTCCTGACTTCTTTGTCGAAACAGCTTTGACTGTATCTGCTGCTGATCCTGTTGATATATCAGCTGCCTCTATGTTTCCTTCAGAACTCTTTGATGGTATAGAAGTTAACACTGGTTTGGTAGTATTTAGTACAAACCAACAATTCCTACTTGCAGCAGATGATACAGTTTTCAACCCTGATACTGCAAAGCTACGTAGTCTATCTACATTTAATTACAACGAAGATATATCCCCAATATCTCTAGGTACAACACTTGCGTATGTTGACAACTCTGGTAAGTTTAGTCGCTTCAATGAAATGGCTAACATACAACGTGAGGGAGAACCAAACATAGTAGAAGTAACTAAAGTTGTTCCTACACTATTACCAAAAGACATAGACTTATTAACAAACTCTAGAGAAAACTCTATAATATTGTTAGGTAAGACAGGCTCAGATGATGTCTTTGGTTATAAATATTTCCAAGTATCTGAGCAGAGACAACAGGCTGCATGGTTTAAATGGAAGCTTAACAACCCATTAGTATATCATTTTATTATTAATGATGAATATTTCTTTTTGGATAGTGACTACTATTTACAAAGTATCAAGCTAGTGCAGACTGAAACAGACCCTTCAATAGTACAAGACAATGTCGACTTCTTACTTCATGTGGATAATTATACTACTGTTGGCAGTGGTAACTTTAACCCAACTACAAATATCACAACCTTCAGTGGTGTGGGTTGGTTAAATACAGTTACCACACCTAACCATGACCTCGTGATAATTGATACAAACAGTAACTCCGTAAGAGTTGGTAGATATGCAAAGCCTACAGTCAGTGGTACAAGCTTTACTGTGCCGGGTAACTGGTCTGGTGCTACACTTACCATAGGTTATATATACCCTTACGAAGTTAAGTTTCCTACATTCTATGCTACTAGACAGCAAGGTAATTCTACCAGAGCTGATGTAAACTCATCGCTTGTCTTACATAGAGTCAAGTTTCATTTCGGTAAAATAGGATTATACGAAACCACACTTGAACGTGTAGGTAAAACTGATTATACAGAGATATATGAATCTACACAATTAGATGAATATAAAGTGTCTGATGCGCCTTATTTAGAAGAGTTTATCAAGACCGTACCTGTATACGAAAAAAACACAAACGTAGATATAACACTACGATCATCACACCCAGCTCCAGCTACATTACGTGCTGTATCTTGGGAAGGTGACTATTCACCCAAGTATTATAAACGTGTCTAATTACATACACCCACTTACATTGGAGGCTGCCACTCAGGTTGCCTCTAATCTCCGTCCAGATGACCGCAGAGAGGTCGAAGAAGGCCATGGGATACCATTGCCCCTCTTACCCTCTTTGATGGTTCACAACCCCTCCTACGTGTATTTTACAGTGCCTGACGGCAAGACTGCTGGCATGGCCGGAGTAGGACAAGAAGGTGATATATGGATGCTTTGCACTCCAGAAATACACCGATACCCAATTACATTTGCAAGAGAGGCCAAACGGTATGTCGATAGCCGTGAAGAGCCACTCCTCTGGAATATAGTTGATAGTAGAAACAAGGCGCATTTAAAACTGCTAAAGTTTCTAGGCTTTAAGTTTTTACGTAAGTTAAACCATGGGCCAAACAATGTAACATTTATTGAATTTTGCCGTGTGCGTAGATGCTAATGCAGGGGCAAGAAATGCTGCTAGAGAGCGAGCTGCTCAAAAAGACGCAATCTTTGCCCAAGAAGGTCTTAAGTTTTTTAACAAAGAGACTACTTTAAAAAGAACACAAAACTTAAATATACTCGGATACTCACGTGACGTAAGTGATGCCATGGCCGGTGCTATAGCACAGATAGGCGAAGGTAGAACGAGAGTTGAAGATGCTACTCGAGCATACTTTGCTTCTAGATCAGTAAACGAGGGTGGCCGTAGTAGAAGATTTGGACTTAAAAAATACCAACAGCTTCTTGCAAAAAGACAGGAGGTTGATAGTGTAATAAATAATATACTGGGAAGAAACTTATCATATACTCAGGAACAAGCTAAACGTAAGTTCCAAGTTGCACAAGCTGGAGCAAGAGAAAAACTCGGTATACCAGCTGCATATGGTGCACCTGTTATGTTACCTCCAACCAATAGACTTGGTGGTGCTCTACAGATCGCAAGCAGTATAGCTAGTATATACAGTGGTTTTACTGGTTCTGATATAAAACTAAAAGAAAACATAAAAGAAGTTGGTGTATCACCTGATGGCTATAAGATATACGAATTTAACTATAAAGGATTTAAAGATAGATGGCGTGGAGCTATGGCTCAAGATGTTGTCAAGAAGAATCCAATGGCTGTAGGTATACAAAATAATTACTTAACTGTGGACTATAGCAAAATTGACGTTAACATGGAGCTCGTATGACATCATCATCATTTGGAAATATTATAGGTACACAACGGGATTCAATACCAAAACCCGTTATACCTAACTACGCTCAAACTGAGCCTAATCTTGAAGAAAAAGTAAACGAACGTATCGGTGAAAATCAAGAAGATCTAAAACGGTTCGGTGACGAGCTTGCACAAATTGCAGAGCTAAGGTCTAAAAACTTTTTTGATAATCTTTCTGCTCTTGAAGGTTTGGTAACTAAAATTGGTAATATAAACGAAACCCGTGAAGCTAATCGTGAAGCTAGAGAAACTAAAAAAAAGTTTAAAGAGCTATCAAAAGAATCTAAAGACAAAATTTTAGATTATGAGTTCAGACTACAAGATGCAAATGATGCTGATAAAGAAGCTTTACTTAGAGAACTTGCAAAAGAAGGAGATGAGGATGCTTTTACCTTACTCAAAGCTCAATACTTTCCTGATGTTGAAGAGTTAGACTTTCGAGAAACTAAAGATAGATTTACTTCTTTAGTCCCTTCTGGCTACAATACTTACATAGAGGGTAAAGCTATCTATGACCAGAACACTGAGGCACAAGCCGAACTTATATCTGAAGATGGTATAGAATTAGTGCTTACTAATTTTTATCTTGAGTTATCACGTAAAGGTATTGACATAAATAGCGGCCAAGTTCAACGATATGTTAATAGAACTCTTTTACCTAAATTAATTAAAGAAAGAGAGAACGCACTAAGAACTTGGAATCAGGGTAGCTATAACAGATATACTGTTAGACGTGATAGAGATATAACTGAAAAGTTTGTAGATACAGTTAACTCGTCCGAATTAGTTACAACCACTGATGAGACTGGTGAGACTGTCACCACTACTGTATATAATGGTGTATTTGATGCACCAGATGGTGAAGGTGGGTTGTTTGAGATAGCTATGAATAAGTTAGGTCTTGATAACAAATCTCAAGCCGTAGCTTACTTTGCTGACCTTGCTACCCAACCCGGAGTTGCAGCTAGATTAGATGCGGGTGGTATATTATATTTTTTAAATGGAGCAACATTTATTGACTCGCGTACAGGAGATACAGTTGAAGGTTATCTTAACTCTACCTTTAGCACTGAAGCTATACGTAGGGGTAATATTAATGTCTTTAATGATCTTCTAAATAAGTTAGTTGAAGGTGACGATATTGCGTATAAAAACCTTAATAAACGAACAGAGCAGAAAATTAGAGAATTTAAGGCAGCTAATGGTAATAAGATAACTCAAGGTCAGTTAGCTGTATTTGAAGCAGATTATACTCAGGAGTTAATAAACTTAGGACTTCGCACTGATTTACCTAAACCTTCATTTTTTACTGGTGATGAAACATCAAGTCAAGGTAACGAAACCTATTCTAGTAAAGTAGGTGTTGCAAACGCTTTAAAGTCTAAAATGCAGTTTAAGGAGGATTGGGAAAAACTATTAAAAACTAACCAAGACCCTTTTTATAAACTAGATGCTAACCAACTTTTAGCTATACCCGGAGCAGAGGCTGAACTTGAAAGAAGAGTTGATCTACAAATGGCGCAAGAAGGAGTAACACTTGACCAAGCTTTTGTGACTCATTATAATACTGTGTTAGACGAGTTAAAAAATGGTAAGTATGATATTACAGTAGATAGACTTAGAATTACATCTCCAACAGATATTAAGAATGATGTAAACTCATTCAAAGCAAATACGAGTGAGTGGCTGGGTAATGAAGTAACTAACTCAGTATTTGAAAAACGTGCATTATCGCAATACATTAAGTATGTAGACGGTAATTTTAAAGGTGACTTTCCGGGCTATCTTACTGTACTAGGAAATGCTAACGGCATGACTGGTAGACAATACGCTATATCAAGATTACGAGCTCTAGGCTTGTTAAGTAAAAATAATAAGTTCTTAGATAACCCAGAAGATAAATTAGCTATGTCTGATAAAGATAAAAAGTTTTTATATCTTAATGCTAATGCAACTAAAAATTTACAGCTTTTAAATACTACAGACGAAAATAGATCTAACGAAAAGCTCATGCTTGACCAGTTAAAAAATGGCAACAGTGTTGAGTACTTTGAAGGTAAAGGTTTAATTTCAAGTGTTTTAGATAATCTTGGTTCTGGCCAAACTATTAGAACTGTAGAGGAAGTATATAATCTAGCTAAAAATGGTAATGCCACTAACTTTGGTCTTTATGGATTTTCAGCAGAAGAGCTGATAGCTGCTGTGGACAGTGGTGCTATAAGTTTAGATGCTGACTTTGATGAAGATACTCAAAGTCTTATGGCTGTAGAGTTAGTTAGAGTACAGGCTAATAAAAGTAATAGCATCATGGGTGCTGTAACTGAAGCTGATTCAGATTGGAGAAGATTGTCTGACTTAGGTGAGATCGAAAAAGCTGCGGTGCTTAGATTTTTTCCAACTCTTAGAAACATGCCTATGAACCAGTTTCATAACTTACAACAAGATATAGCTCTAGTTTACCTAGATGATATAGAGCAAACTAATAAAACTATAGAAAATCTTATATCAAATAAGAAGTCTTTAGAAAGTATTATTGGTAGTCCTAAGAATTTAGATGACACGAGATCTATTGACAATCTTGAGAAGTATATATTAGCAGCCAACCCATACTTAGCAGGGTCTGAAGAAGCCGTTAAAGATAAACGACAGGTAGAAATTAGAGAAACTTTCCGAACCATAATCGAAAACGGAGGAGTTGTTCCAGATAAAATACGTAAAGCATTACAAAGAACTAAAAGAACATTTAACGACGATTTTAATTATTTAAAAAAATAAATGGAGCCAGATTACAACATCAACATAGATGAGGGTGTTATAGATAACCTTGCAGATAAAGCACAGCGAGCATCTGACGAATACAGAAACCAAGTTATTCAAGAAGAGCTTGCTGCATCAAAAGAAAAACAAGAAGAAGAGCAGGCTCTTAGTGTACAAAAAGATCCTCGTAATGCTGATACATGGGATATTAGAGGTCTTGCAAAAGAAGCTCAATCCATTTTATCCGGAGGTTTACAGGATACTGCATCTTCTCTCGCAACTTTTCCAGAACGCACATTTGATGCGTTTTCTGGAGAGATGCAAAGACAAAACCAAGACGGTGGCTACAGACCTGATTGGTCTCCTTTTGGAGGATATGATAATCCAATAGAAACAAAAACATGGTGGGGCAAACAGCTAAGAGGTTTGGTACACTTTGGATCTCTTTCTGTTGGTGCGCTACTAGCTGCTAAAGGTATAGCTGCAACAGGAGTAGTAACTATACCAGCTGGTCTATTAGCTATAACTAAAGCTAACTTTGTAAGGGGTGCTGCATTAGGAGCTGCCTCTGATCTTATATCTAAAGAATCAGATGGTCAAAATGCCATGGGTGCATTGCGTGAAAGATATGGCTGGTTTGACACACCACTAGCTACACAGGACAATGACCATCCTGTTATGATGAAAGTAAAAAACATCGTAGAAGGTATGGGTATAGGTTTGTTTTTTGATGGACTAGCTTACACACTTAAAAAAGGTGGTAATGCAGCTATAAAACAGATAAAAGATAGAAACAAAAGTCTAAAAGACCAGACAGTTGCAGCTGGTTTAGCACAGCTAAGAAAAGGTGAGGCAGAGTTTAGAGCAGATAAAAATGCACCTATATCTCAACCACATCAAGGAGCACACATAACAGAAGTAGAACCACAGAAAGCTCGTGAACAGTTGTCTCGTACACGTAACGAATGGGGTTCAGAAGAAGGATCTGCGGGTTCTGTAACAACACCACTAGAGCGAGAGCGTATTGCACAAGAAGGTGCTACAGACGTGGATCAAGTAGAACGTATTTACAAAGGACTTGTTAGTAGCGAAAAGTTTGCTAAAGAACTAGAAGCTGCAAAAGGCGATAGAGTAAAGCTTGCTTCTACTTATAAAGAGTCTGTAGAAGCACATCAACGCATTACACAAGGTAGAAACGCTGCCGAGATGTCAGCTAGAGAGTATCTAAAAGAATTGTTTGAGGCACAGCCTGATATTATTGATGGTGTCGAAGTATGGACATCTAAGAATGTAGTCATAGCTGACTTAATATCTGGTACACTGCTTAGACAGTTACGTGATTTAGGTGTAGCTGGACGTGAAATAGCTGATTTAGTAGATCTTGGTGACATAGATGGCCCCGCTAAACAGGTAGTAGACACTATGCTAACTGCTCTATACCAAACTAAAAAAGCTAGATTTGTAAAGTCTGACTCTTTTAGAGCATTAGGAGCTACTGGTAAAAAAGCGCAACAGTCTCTTGACGAAGCTTTAACACAAGAAATGGCAGACACTAGAGAGTCTATCATGAGTATCCTAAAGATTGCTAAAGAAGATGACAATGATGATTTAATGAACGCATTGTTTGAAGCTTTTTCTATGATGAAAGACTTGAATAATCTAGATGATTTTGATAGATGGGCACGTACTATTATAAAAGGTGGTGCACTAGAACCCGGTGGCATAAATCGTACTGGTGCTATGATACGTGAGTTAGAAGGTGTGATGACACATGGTATACTGTCTGGCCCAAAAACACCAATCAGAGCTATGATGGGTACATCTACTGCAACATTCTTAAGACCTTTAGCTACAGCTATTGGTGCTGGTTTACGTGTACCTTTTACTGGAGACACAGCTACATTACGTAGTAGCTTGTCAGCAGTTAACGCTATGGTCGAGTCTATACCAGAGTCCTTTGAGTTATTTAGAACTAAACTAAATTCATATTGGAAAGGCGATATACGTAGTATAAAAACACGTTACTCAGAATATACACAGGGTGACGAGAACTGGGAAATACTTAGACGTTGGGCAGAAGATAGTGGTAGAGCAACAGAAGGAGATAAAGCTGCATTTGCGGTAGCTAATATGGCACGTCAACTGAACAATACCAACATGCTGACATACTCTACTAAGCTTATGGCTGCTACTGACGACTCGTTTGCATACATTCTTGGTCGTGCAAAGATGCGTGAAAAAGCAATGCGTCGAGTATTAGATATGCAGAAAAACGGTATCGAGTTACCAGAAATTACACCTGAGCTTCTTAAAGCTTATGAAGATGATTTTTACTCACAAGTATTTGACTCTAATGGTAATATAATTGATGAAGCTACACAGTTTGCACGTAAAGAAGTAACACTAACACAAGAGCTTACAGGCTTTGCTAAAGGTCTAAACGATGTGTTTACTGCTACACCACTAGCCAAACCATTCTTTTTGTTTGCTAGAACTGGTGTTAACGGTCTTGCACTTACAGGTAAGTACACACCCGGTTTTAACTTCTTAGTTAAGGAGTTTAATGATATAGCTTTTGCAAACCCTAATAACTTAGACTCTGTATCTAAGTATGGTATTTTTACAGCAGAAGAATTAGCTAATGCTAGATCCTTACAACTAGGTCGATTTGCCATGGGTTCTGCTGTAGTATTTATGGCTGCACAGGCATGGATGCGTGGTGATCTTAACGGTAATGGCCCAGTAGATAGGCAAAAAAGACAGGTATGGCTAGACGCTAAGTGGGAGCCAAGAACTATTAAGGTCGGTGGCGTACGTGTAGGTTACGATCAGTTTGAACCATTCAACCTTATTATGTCTACAATCGCTGACGTAGGTGACGCAAGTGAACTTATGGGCGAAGAGTGGACAGAAAATCAGCTAGGTAAAATATCTCTAGTTGTAGCACAAGCTATTACAAGTAAGTCATACTTAGCTGGTATACAGTCATTTGTTGACTTATTTGGTGGTAGACCCGGACAAGGCACACGTATTGTAGGATCTCTTGTTAACAACACTGTACCTCTTGCTGGTTTACGTAACGAACTGGGTAAACTATTTACACCATATATGCGTGAGATAAACTCAGGTATAATACAGTCTATACGTAACCGAAACCTAGTAACAGAACAGTTTACAGATAAGCCATTACCTATAAAGTATGATATGCTTAATGGTAAGCCGATAAAAGATTGGGATTTCTTGACACGTGCATTTAACGCTGTAAGTCCTGTAACTTTAAATTTAGTGCAAAGTCCCGGTAGGCAGATGCTATTTAACAGTGGGTATGATTTACGTTTATCTACTTACTATGCTCCTGACGGAACTAAACTTACTAAAAATGCTGAAGTTAGATCTTTGTTTCAACAAGCTCTTGGCTTACAAAATCTTGAACGTGAACTAGATAAGTTATCTAAAGATAAAAGAATACAAGCATCAATACAGGAAATGTATAATGATATAAAGTCTGGTAAACGTGGCGATTTTGACGTAAGAGATTACTACCATAATCAAATAATTGAACGGCTGTTTTCAAATGCTCGTAAAAAGGCTTGGGCTTCAATTAGTAATAAAAAAGCTGTACAAGCACTTATACTAGATCAACGGGCTGGTAAGGTAGCGCAGCTTCAAAAACGTGTTAATACCGCAAACATCCTCAACATATACAAATAAATGGCAACAACATTCGTAGATTACACTGGGGATGGAAATGCGACAAAAGCGTTTTCTTTTCCCTCTATACAAGAATCTGATATAAAAGTAGAAGTAGACAATGTCCTCAAATCATCTGGCACTCACTACAATATTACAGGCTATACTACTACAGGTGGTGGTAATGTAGTTTTTACATCAGGTAATATACCAGCTAGCCCAGCAGATATTCGCATCTTTCGTGAAACAGATGTAGACACTGCAAAAGCTACATACACAGCAGGTGCGTCAGTTAAGGCAGCTGACTTAAATAATAACCAAAAGCAAATACTGTTTGGTATACAAGAAGAGCAGAATCAAACAATACAAACACATGAGATAAAAGACTCAGCAGTCACAACTGCGAAGATCAAAGACGCTAATGTTACTACAGCTAAGATAGCTGATGATAATGTAACAATGGCTAAATTAGGCAGTGGTGCTTTGCCTACAGACATAACTGTAGCAAGTGCAAACATTGTAGATGGTACAATAGTTAACGCAGATATAAATGCATCCGCTGCTATTGCTGGTACAAAGATTGCACCTGATTTTGGTTCACAAAATATAGCAACAACTGGTACTGTAGATGGCAGAGATGTATCGACAGATGGTGCAAAACTTGATGGCATAGAAGCCGGAGCCACAGCAGATCAGACTAATGCTGAAATTAGAGCAGCAGTAGAGGCAGCAACAGACAGTAATGTATTTACAGATGCTGACCACACAAAACTTAATGGCATAGAAACAGCGGCTACAGCTGACCAGACTGCTAGTGAAATCAAAACACTACTACAATCTGACAAACTAACTTTGTCTGAGATCAATACTACTTCTACGGATAGTAGATATTTTACAGAAACAGAGTCAGACGCTAGATACTTTAGACAGGATTCTACTGAGACTATAGCTAGTGGCGATACATGGTCATCAGCTGATACTCACATTGCTACTACAGGTGCGATCAACGCTCGTATTGTTGACCTTATTGACGACGTTGGTGGCTTTACAGCTATAACAAGTGAGCAGCACTTTCCTAATACAAACCCACAAGGTGCTACAGGACAGGCAGCTATACTAAGTATACAAGCTGCATCTACTACACTAACACCTAGCGGTACAACAGTTACAATATCTAATGGTAACTTAGCTAACAATGCTAATATTACGATTACTGGTGTATCTTCTGCTATACCTACAGGCTTTGGTTTCTTAGTAGAATCAACCAGTACCTTACATACTTATAGCTTTCACAGACTTGTACCCAAGGCTACAGAGGTTACAACAGTTGCAGGCATAGCTAGTGCTATATCTACAGCAGCGACAAACGTAGCAGATATAAATAACTTTTCTGATATATACATTATATCTTCAAGTCAACCTAGTCAAAGAGCAGACGGTTCATCATTACAAGAAGGTGACTTATGGTTCGATAGTTCTAACGACAACTTACAAGTTTATACTGGTAGTGCGTTTTCTATTATTACACCGTCTCAGTCAGTTCTTGATGACGTAGCTATCGTATCAGGTGCAATAACATACAGTGAAGATCTAGGTCTTATCACATCTGCTGTATCTACAGGTAGCTCTAACGGGTCACTTGACATAGTTGCAGATGCACTAGAAGATGAAATAACATTTACTGTTACAGTTGTAAACTCTGGTGGTAATAAATATGTCATAGATGGTGATACATCAAACCCTGCTAAGGCTCTTACATT